AATGAATCTGTGTCTTTCATTTCGCCTCCCTCGCTTTGAGCATTGCGTCGGCTATTTCGTAAGCCATAATCGCGCTCTGGTTTATGTTGTTGTACCATCCCACTTCATTGATTGCCTTTGCCGCGAAGTAGTCGCGCAGGGTCATCCCGATTTGTGGACTCGTATGTCCATCGGCTCCAGTTCTTGCAAACGCCGGTCCTCCGTCGTTGATTGGTGCGCTCATTTCGACTCCTGTCTCTTTAGATATTCACTCACCGCTTCGTCCGCAACGTACTGCAGCTTATAGCCTTTGCGCTTTGCGTATTCCTTCAATCTCCGATGCGTGTCGTCTGACACGACGAAGACCTTCGATGTTGATCGTTTGGGTTTGGGTTTTGGCGCACTCACTTCAACCCCTCCGCAATCATGGCGTGCTCCAGGATCAGCACAGCGTCTGCGGTCTTCAGGGTAATCACCTGTCGGGGTTGGCGCTGCTGAGCAATACCCTTAAGGTGGCTCTTCCACTTGGCGCCGTGTGTGGCTTTGCTGCCGACCCCAATTGTCTTCTGCCAGCGCTGTGGCGGCACCTCGATCACCCGGGTCTTAGACGCTGCGATCAGGCCGTGCAGGAATCCGACGTTGTAGCCGAAATTGAACATCGAGCTGCCCGGGGCGCCCTTACCTCCGACGTACCCACCCACCTTCTCGATGTAGCAGACATCCGAGATCGCCAACCTGTCGGTCACCAGGATGCTGATGTCCTGGTCGGTCTGCGGCATCGAGTTCAGAATGATGCCTGATGGCCCGAGGTAGGCCAGGCCGCCGCTCATGCCCGGGTCGATGGCAAGTATCCTGGTCACTTGGCAGCCTTTCTCAGCCAGGCCGCGATGGCCTTATCGGCTACCGCCTGCAGTTTAAGGCCGGCGGCGAGGCAATACTCTCGAAGGGCCTTGTGGGTGGTGGGTGTCACGTTGATGGTTTTCGGTTTGGTCATTGAGTGAGCTGCTTGGAGATCTCTTGGCCGAGGCTGGATGATGTCCTACCCAGGAGGGCTACTCGGTGCGCCATCTTCTCGGTGACGGCCTCATGCCTCTTCCTTTCGCATTCCGACAGTAAGTTAAGGTTCGTGCTGGTGCCTAGGATCACCGAGGCCTTGAGACTGTTCATGGCCACCCGGTTCAGGTGCTCCATTTCGTCGGCGTTTGTGTTGGGTGGCAGAATCTGGAAGCCAGCCCCGCGGAGGCCTCGTTGACTGAAGTTCATCCCTCGGTGCCGCAGCACCACGCGAATGCTGTGTGTTGCCATCTGGAAGGCCATTGTGGCGGCTTTTTCTTCAAGGGCTGCCTCCAGCTCCTCGGTGGTCACGGTCAGGCCATAGGCCAGCCGGTGCTCGTTGCGTTCGATCCAGTCCTTCCAGAGCGGAAGGCGCCGGACCTCTTCTTCGTTGATCATGTCTTGTGTTTCCATGTTGTGAAAGTTGCCCGGTGTTACCGCACACCGGAAAGCGTTGTTGCCATGCCGAGCCCCGCCCAACCTCGCCATGCCCAGCCGTACCGCTCCCTGAAAAATTGTCTGAGTTACCGTACCCAGTGACGTGTTGCCTTGCCTTGCCTTGCCGCGCCGCGCCTGGCCGAGCCCTACCGCGCCCCGCCCTGAAAAATTGTCCCGGATACCGCGCCGGGTCGCGTGTTGCCCTGCCACGCCGTGCCGCGCCTAGCCAAGCCCAACCGGGCCCCGCCCTGAGAAAATTAAACCACCTCGACAGTGAACCGGCCGAACTTCGGCCGCCAGTCGCCCAGGCCGACCAATCCGCCAGCCTCGCGTGTTGCGTCGATTACCTGCTCCTTTGAGACAACCGATTCATCAAACTCGATGGTGCAGGTAGCCCACCAACCGGAGGGAACCATCGGCCGGACTCGAATGATTCCGAGGTCGACGCGCTTTCGCAGTGTGAAAGCCGGGTCGGAGTAAATCTGCTCCTTGGTCTGGCCCATCTTGCGATGGTGAATCACCACCTCTGCCTCGGATAGGAGCACCGCGGCGTCGAACTTCTTGCCGAGGCGAGCCTTCTTGGCGCCGTCCTTGAGACACTTCTCGATGTTGTCGCACGGAAGGACCATTCCGTTCTCGATGTCTGACCAGTAAAGGCCAGCCTCCCATTCTAAGCGGTCGCGTTCGTCATGATCGCTTGGAGTCATGTTTTTGCTGCCCTTGGCAGTGATCCGTTTGATCGCCATGACGTATGGGTTTTTGTGGTCCACCATGTCGCCGTTGTGCATGATGAGGGGCCGCAGCCCGGTGAGTTTGACTTTGATTTGCTTCATGTTGTTTTGCTTTGGTTGCCTTGTTGTTGTTTACCGAAAGTGTCCGGTGATACCGCCCACCGGCAGGCGTTTTGCCTAGCCGTGCCGTGCCGTGCCAGGCCGTGCCGTGCCATGCCCAGCCCGACCCTGAAAAATTGTCCTGGTTGCCGTACCAGGTGACGTGTTGCCGTGCCTAGCCGAGCCCCGCCCTGCCGCGCCCAGCCGTGCCGAGCCGTGCCTCGGAAAATCATTTGATCGCCTTCTTAACCTTCGCCCAGTAAGCCACCGTCGCAGGCTTGCGGTCGCCAGTCGGGCCCCCATTCCATCTCCTGGCCAACTGCTCAGTTGTGGCTCCGCGGCCGTAGTGCTTCAGGTAGGCCTCGCAGACTGCACGGGCCTGCACCCGGTTGGTCATGTCCTGGTGACGGTAGTGGCTGCCGGTGATCCGGTTCACGTCCAGGACAACGGCCCTGTGGATCTGAAGGCAGCCGATGGCTCGGCCTTGGTCACCGATTGCCATGTCGTTGCCGGAGGACTCCACCGCGATCAGGGCGGTGATGAGGTTGGTCAGGTTCATGGCTGGACGTGGCAGGAGATTCCATCGACCACGATGATGCCGTGGCCGCCGTCGATTATAGCTGCCACAGCGCTGGCCTCGGCCTCGATGGCTGTGGCTGGCCGGATGTACATTCCCGACTTGTAGTCGCACAAGTCGCCGTTGGAATGATCGAATGCCTCGAAGCAGGGCATCGAGCAGAAGTTGCCCATCTCCCGGTCTTCGGGCAGGGGGCCTTGGCAGTAGATGCAGGTGGTGGGTTGGAAGAGGATGTTGCTCATAGTGTTGCTGTTGTTTGCTTTGGTGGTGCTTGTTTGCGCGTTGGCCAGTCGCGCCCCTGGTTGGGTGGTATTGGCCCCACCCGTGGCCTAAAGTGTCTGAACCTATCAGGCTAAAGAGTTTCGCTTTTCCCATCCAGCCTGTGCCACCCGGCGGAACTCGCGATTTGCCGAATCCTGAAGATCGACGCTCAAATGCTTGAGCGAGGTTTGAAATCGGCCAAAGAGCAACTCGAAGTGCTTGGGACTTTTGATTTCTCGGGCTTGCTTCATCAGCTTCATCGTCGTGTTCATGTTTTGCTTTGGTTTGCTGTTGTTGCCTTCGACGTGATCAAGATGGCCCAGACCACGTTTCCCGTCTACAGAGAAAACTGTTTTTCTGTAGATTTTAAAGAAAACCCAATGTTTGCAGGGGTCAAACAGGGGTCAGAAACCTAAGCGCTCAGCTCATTGGGTAGCCGCAGATCGACATACCGCAGCCACTCGTAACGCTCGTAACCTGCACCGACATCGAAGTAACTGGCGGCCTCGACCTGCTCGCCCTGGCTGTAGGTGCGATACGGCCTAATGGCTGTGGCTGCAACCGGTGGGCTCTCGGTGGGTTGGCCGTTTTCAGTGCTGAAGTCGTTGGCCACGAAGCCTTGCTCTCGGCAGTAAGTCTGAAGGTTCTGGGCCGGCACGAACCAATAGTCATTCCCACCTGAGTCCTGACTGTTGAAACAAGGGCAGCCATTGGCCACCAGAATGTCATGGCTCGCCTCGGTGAGGTAGTAGACGTCCAGATCAAAGTCGGGCTCGTAGCCGGTGGTGCCCAGCAGCAGCGAGCTGATCACAAGGCCGTTGTTGGCCGCGGCGCCATTGAAGGCATCTCTGACCGGCGTGCAGTCCTGGGCTAGTCCAAGAGGCACCGATCTCGTCCAGGATCTGACAGACCATTCCAGCAGGCTCCAAAGCCAGACTGACTTGGGGATCTTGTGGAAGAATGGGCCACCGCCCGGAAGGTACGGGTTGCCCACCTCGGTGTACGGCACATCAAATCCGACCTGCTCGACGCCTCCAGTCCATCGGATGTCTGTCAGTCCATCCTGTTGCTGAGGGCTGAAGCTGGCTGATAGGAACGGCACGCTGTGGGCAAAGCTGGCGCCTCGCCGATCTTTGAAGATGTCATCGGTGCCGGCGGGTACCAGGTCGACAAACGATGAGTTTGCCGCGGTCGGTATGTAAGCGAACTGGGACGTCTTGTTAGGGCTGCCTGGGATCCTGACAGAGGCATCCACGCCTCCGGGGCCGCCCCACTTGTTTTCCCAGAAGTCTGCGCCCCAAGGCCGGTCGTCCACGCCGTTGGCTAGGTCAATCTCAAAACAGCGTACCAGCTCGAAGTCGTAGACTGAACTTGAGAAGCCCCAAGGGCCTCCAGGAGGCACGAAGGCGCGGTTTACAGCCTCGACGGTAGTCGGTGCAGCTAAATTACGCGCCGGCATCACGTTGGCCCATTGCAGCGTCACGGCGGCCCCAGGCACTGAGAGATAGAAAACTTTGGTTCCTGATGTGTAGGCCCAGTTGAAGTCAGCGCCTGCCCCGAAATTGACCGGCCGCCGATCAGTCCAGAGGGTTGTCGGTGTTGCGGTTGAATGGAAGTTTTCAAACAGGCTGCCGACGATGATGCTATTGGTCGCTGCCTGGCACATCAGGCCCATTGGGGTCAGCGTCACCTGGCTGACCTTTTCCTCGATGATGTCGACCGCATCGTCGTAGTTGTTCAGGAATCCGGATTCTACGGCCACCCGGCGCCGTAGGGTCCGCATTGTCTCGAAGATGGTGGGCGTGTTGCCGGCCTGCCAGGTGACGGTTCCACTCTCGGTGGTGTACTGCACCGGGTAGTAAGTCGAGATGCTGACCGGGCTGCTGCCGATTTCCCAATATGGGGCCGACGGTGTGGTGAAGATGTTGGCGTCGATGGGGTAAATCCGGATCACACCGCGCTGACTGGTCAGGGTCAGGTTGTTAGCGTTCTCGACAACGGTCAGGCCAATGGCTCTAAGGCGCTCCGGGAGGCTTTGGGTGCTGGAGAAAATCCGGATCTGATCATCGAAAACATCGTTGTTGGCGTTCGAGTAGGTGATCCGGGCTCGCCCCCAGTTGAACACAGCGTCACCGATGGTGGTGTTTGCATTGCTGGGGTCGGCATAGTAACCGGTGTAAATCTGCCGGATATCGTAGGGTAGATGCGGGTCGTGCACCGCAAACATTACCCGGCGCCACTCAAACATGACAAACGGGTTGGCCACGTTGTTGGCCTGGGCCGACCGCTCTAAAGCCAGAAATTCAGAAGTGTTGGCAACCGCCCAGGATGGTGGGCCTTCAGCCAGGAAGGGGATGTCCCCGGTGAAATACGGAAAGAAATAGAACATCGGCGCCGGCCAGGTGCCATCTGGTTTGCGTCTGAAAGATCGGCATTGGGCAGGTGGCACTGAGTGTCTGTCCGATCCGCCATCTGGATTCTGGAGGAACACGGTCACCGTGCTGGTGCCGCAGTTGTGCACTCTCCAGCAGTCGTAACGCTGGTATGTGTTGAGAATCCTGAACTCGGTCGGGCCTTCGAGGGCGATCTCTGCAACAGCCAGTCGGTGTTTGTGGATCCGACCAGGAGGCAGAGTAGGGTTGGACGGGCCGAGGCTGCCGCGGACGTAGGACGTCAGGCCTGAGCCTGCTTCAGGATCCCAGCCCAGGTGCACGTCGTACTCAATGCCAGCGACTTCACGACGCAACAGCTCAAAGCTGTAATGGATGGGGCCGACGTCGCAGGTGAACGGATCTCCCACGGTGCTGTGGTGATCGACGTAGACTTGGCCGCCGGCGGTGTCTTGCCATTTGGTTTCAAGAGTCGACAAGGCATCCTTGGCTGCCTGCTGGCTGTGCTCGTTTCTCCAGTAGATTCCGATGCCTGGAATGCTTGGACTCGGCACATCGCCGTTGTCCTTAAGGCGTTTGCAGGTGTCTGGATCTGTACGGTAAACGTACCAGACGCCGTAAGGATAAAGCCCCTGCCACACGCCCGATGTCGAGTTCGACATCAGAGGGCTGACGCCGTTGAGCGTCCTGTAGACCTTCTGATCGAATCGGTTGTAGAGGCTGTTCAGGTTGGCCGCCGTGAACATCTTCTCCCGGCGGTCTGTGGCAAAGGGCATGGGTCAGTAGAACCAAGATTCTTCAGCCGTCTGCACCGTGGTCGAACCCACCGCGGTCTTCAGCGTCGTGCCGTTGGCATTCTGCTCGACCCGCTGGCCAGGCCCAGCGACTAGCTGGACCCGGCGCACGGCCTCGATCAGTTGATTGATGGCCCGGGCATGGTCTGCCTTTAGGCCGCGCTCCGATAGCTTGGATGGCAGTTGCAGGGGCATGGCTTAAATCTCGCAGAACTGGGCGAAGATCTTGACCGGACTGTTCGAGGCTTTGACATACATCGTAGCGTCGACCCAGGGGATCAGGATGAACTGACCGGCCGGGATTTGGAACGAGTACGGCGAGGAAGGCCCGATGGAGACCGGGTTGACTAGATCCAGGTTGACCACCAGGAGCCGGTAGGGCGTACCCAGGTCAGCGGTGAGGTCCAAGGCCTCGTCGGTCGTTCCGACCACCTGCGTCTGTTGCCCCATGTCGGTGCCAGTCATGTTGGCCACCGTGCTGTAGGACTGCGAATTGATCACGGCGCCGCCCTTGCTGGCGTACAGCCGGGCGCTCATCTCGACTTCGTTTGCCATAGGGTTGGTCGGTTAGATCTCGCAGAAGGTGGCCTGCACGGTCACCGCGGAGGTGTTGGCCAGCAGGTAGAGGGTGGCGCTGACGTAGGGGATCAGCAGGGTCTCACCGGCCGGGATCCGCATCGTGTAGGTGCCGCTGACGAAACCGAGTTCGACATAGTTGGTGTTGTCCAGGTTGCTGATCAGCAGTTTGTAGGGGCTGCTTACGTCGACCGGCACGTCGAGAGCCTCGACGGTCAGGCCGATAATCTGAGTTTGAGAGCCCATGTCGGTGCCGACCATGGTGGCGCTCTTGGTGTAGGTTACTGAGGGCAAGTAGGCTCCGTTCTTGGAAGCGTACAGCCGGGCGGTCATTTGAATTTCGTCTGCCATAGAGGTGGGTTATTTTAGGTTAAATGAATGGATAAATGTCGGTGTCGTATGGGGCAAAAGTCCAAGAGATGTTCTGCTCCACCATGTTGGTTTTTACGATCAGGCTGGAGGAATAGTTTGTTTGCTTCCATCCCCAGATAGTTCCGGATGGCGCCAAGACTTGGCCGATGTTGTTAGTGGGAACCACCGGCAGCATTCTGGTCACCGAATTTGGCAAGTTCCAGGAAGTGATGAACGACTGCGGTGTGTAGACCGGCGGAATGCCTTGTGGAACTTGTGGAAGCCCTAAGCTGCCCGAGAAGGTAGCGATGCGGCTTAAGTTGACCCGTGCAACAGGAAAAGAATCTTCACCTCGGGACAATTTCTGCCAGACCTTAAGGGCTGCCGGCTTGTCCGCCCAAAAGTTCCCCGCCTCGGTCACCTCGGTCAACCTCTTGCCTTCTCGAATTGCATCCTCAATAGCTTTCTTGTAGCCAGCCGGGTTCCCTAGTCTCTCAGCCTCGGAGACAACAAAAGGCAGGGCGAACACTGAGACATCGACATAATCGGTGCGAAATTCAAACCTGATATCAGGCGTTTCCTGACCAGCAACCGGAATGATGGCCTCGTCTATTGGATCACCAGGGTCCGCGGTTGGACCTGAGAAGATAACCGTCGCCGAGGCATACGGGCCATCCTCGACCGTGGTGTATTTGGCGCCGATGTTTGTCCAACCAAGAGTCGCCAAACGAATGGCGTCTTTGGTGCCTCGGTACTCTATCGTCCAGACAGGTCCAGTGCCGCTACCGGATTGATCGAACTTGCGGCTAACTTCTATGTAGCCAGGAAAAGCAGCGAGCTGTGAGGCTTGTTGGATTGTCGCCATTGTTATTCCTTCACCGCATCAGCGGTCTCTCTCGTGTTGCGTGCGATGTCGCTAATGTCCTGAGCCTGAGATCTGACGGGTCCAAAGTATTTGTCCAGACTAGACTGAAAAGCTGTGAATCCACCTGTTCGAGCAAGAGCGTCTGTTGGTTGCATTCTTGAAACTTCAAAGCCTGTCGTTTTGTCTTCACCTAAGCTCTTCCTGCGGATTTCGGAGCGCCTTTTACGTTTCTCGGTTCTAGCTTCGACATCCCGTTCCTGTTCTTCAATTGAGGAGATAAAAGCCTGCTCAGCCTGGTCGAACATATTCCGCATCTGTTCTCGGGCTGGCAGTTCTTTGGTTCCTGCAGGTGTGCTTGATGCCAACAGGAATCCTTCGACAGCAGCATAGAGGGCCTCGGTGTATTTTTGAATCGGAACAATGACAGCCGTCGTAAAGGTGCCGGTTCCTGCAGTCATCTTTGCTTTTAAGATGTCGAGCCTATCAGCAACGTCTTCCAATGATGCAATGACTTCATCTTCCATCACCAAACCAAGATTTCGGGCCTGCTCTGCCGCATCCAAAAGGCCTTCAGCCATTGCGGGAATCAAAGCACCTGCACCTCGGCCTGCCAATTCCCGAAACGGCCCCAACAGTTTTTGGGGGTCAACACCTTCTTCAAATGGTTTGCCGAGAGCCAGAAACATGGACTTAAGATCCATCCCTCTGAGTTGGTCTACTGTAATTCCAAATTTTTGAAGGTTCTCAACAGTAGCCTTGTCTCCAGCCAATGCCTTCTGCCTGGCAATTGACAGTTTTTCCAAGGCCCCTGCTACATCCTCCAGACTGGCGCCACCCATCTCAGCAGCAAACTTCATTTCCTGCAAGAACTCGGCGGAAACACCGAGTTGACTTGAAAGGTCGGAAATTTGGCCGGCCGTCTCGATAGCCTGCATTCCAAACTGGGCCAGCTTGTCGACCGCAAAGATGCTGCCCATTGTGGCGCCAATTTCTTTACCGATGCCTTTAGCCATCGACTGGGAGCGCTTAAGGCCTCCCTCGAATGCGGTGCCATCGAGCCCGAGTTTTGCGATGAGGGAAAAGATAGCCATGGTTCAATTGTTGTTCGCCTGCTGCTGATTTGACCAGCGCCATAGAGCCTCGTCCTTCGGGCTCCACAGCTCGACATCTCCATGGGTCTCTGCACGAGCCAGGACAAGGCGCTCGGCATCACCGATTGGCATAGCCAAGACGGTATCCTCTCGGAGACCGATGTCCATGCAGCAGGCCAGCATTCTCTCAGGCCATGGCATCGACAACGGCCTCGACTTGCCGGGTTTGCTTAGGATCTCCGGCGCCGTCGACTGCTTGGCCATCCAGTCGTTCCACTTCTCGAACTCGGCATCGAATGAAAGATGCTTGGTTCTCTTTGCCCATAGCCAGATCGCCAGGCCTCGCAGTGGTGAGCGGATTGCCTTCAGGGACTCTCTGACAGGTTGGGAGCACACCAACACAGCCTCCATGAGATTGGAACGCTCTACGGGGCCGCCAAGGGCCAAGGGCGAGCCAATACGATGCAGCACCAGAGAATGGCCGACAGAATACGGCACCAGCCGGAGCCCCATCACAACAGGACAAGGCTCGGCTGTAGCGTTCAGGATGTCGGCCAGAGCGGTCACAGGTTGGTGGCCGCGGCAGCGCTGATGGCCGGGAAGCGCTTCAAAGTGATCGTGCCGGTGGCTTTGCCGGTCTGGGTGGTTTTGATCGAACCACCGCCGGCATAGATCCATCGGCCACCGCTGCCGGTGTTGATGGCGTCGGCGTAACCTGCGACATTGATTACTGGAGCGTTGCTGATCGCAACAGTCCCGTTGCCTTGAGGCAACGAGCAGCCGTACAGACGCTCGTTAAGTGCAGTGGCTGCCGTGGCATTCGTTCCAACAGGAACGAAATTGACGGTCAGGGTCAGCCGGTTGTTGTAGGTGATGTGGCCGACCACCTCGCCATTGTTGTTGCGAACCTCCTCGGTGTCGCATTCTCCAGTGATGTCGTAACTTTCAATCTCGGGCGAGATGTAGCCGGTGACAATGAGGGCGCCGGCGGCGTCGTACATTGCCAAGGTCGCCGGTGATCCAAAGAGATATTTATTTCCGTGTACGTTAGCCATAGGTGTCTGAGGTTAGATGGTTGCGCTGCAGTAAAGGGTGAAGGTCCTGGTGAACGTCCTGGACCGATTAGAGATTGAGGATGCCCCAAAGTCCAGAGGGGCGGCGAACTGGGCCGTAAACGGGCCGCTGGCGTCGTTTGATGGCGCGTCTAGGGCAGAGGCGCCGGACTCGTCAAAGAGCGGCAGGATCCGATTGTCGAGCACCTGCACGGTGGTCAGGACATCGGCCTCGTCGGTGTCGTCTGCAGATAGCTGCAGCTCGACAGCGATCTCGATCTCACAGGTCAGGTCGGTGCGTTGCACGGGCCGCGCGGAGTTGGTCGAGACCACCAGGCGCGGGAAGTTGGGCATGACGTCCTGGTCGTCGGCGTCGTCGTATAGGCCGCGGCTGTAGGATGTCAGGCAGGTGGGCGTTCCGGCGCCGGATGCCGACCAGTCGGCGGCCGCCAGGTAGTCAGCGACTGCAAGTTCAGCTCTTAGGGCGACGGCGTTCATTTGATGGAGATTCCGTTGTCTTCCAGCACCTTGCCGTTTTGCAGCATGGCCTCGGTCATGTGGTTGGTCAGCTCGGCCAGCTCGTCGTCCATGGCCCTCTGCATGGCCTGGTTGTAGATCGTTGCCACCCGGTTGTATTGGTTGTCGGCCACGCCAGCGGTCATGACCACCGAGGCTGTCGGGTTGAATCCTGGGACCGCTTGAATGCCTCGGGCCTTGGTGCCCTTGTGCACGGCCACATTCTCCTCGGGCAGACCGTATTGATTGGCCAATGAGACCAGGGCAGCGTTGGTCTTCTTGGGCGCCTTGTAGCCTGCAGGCTTCGATAGAGGCTTCCATTTCGGGCTCTGGAACTGAGTGAAGCCCTTGTTGTAGATCCGGATGATCTTCACAACACCGGAGCGCAGGTAGCCGACTGAGCCGATAGCTTTCCGCATCAGGGCCGAGGCTGCCGCTTTCATCTCCTCACCGTAAAGACCGCGGCGGCCGGCCTTGGCTTCCTTCGACTGGGCGATCAGGTGTACCCGGCGAAGCAGTCGGGACTTGCCGATGCGTTTGCCGGTCTTCTTGGACTTTCGGTTGATGTTTCCCAGCGGGGTGCCGAGGTAGTCAGCAATCCTGCGGCGCTCCTGGCCTGGGCTCTTAGGCGGCACCAGGACAAACAGCCGGACCATCAGGTAAAAGAATCGGCTGTTGACCGCCTTGTGAAGGTCTCGGCTGGTCTGCAGAAGGTATGCCTTCATGGCAGCGTCGAACTTGCTGGAGTCGACCGTCATGTTGACGACAGGTCTCACCGGGTTTTCGCTCCTAGTTCGAGGCTGTAGTAGGCGCCGGAGGCATCCACCCGGCAGGACAGGATCCGGAGGGTCCGGCCTTGGTACACCAGCGTGCGCCCGACCACCGGCCGAGGCTTGCAGAAGGTTAGAGCGATGCGGTCGGTGTTCTCCTGGAGCAGGTAGTAGCCGTCCTCCTTGAGCAGCCGGGAGAACTCGGTGCCCTGGTCGAGCGTGTAGAGCGTCGAGTCCATCGAGACCAGGGTGCTGTCCCAGGTCTTCCAGTCGGAAAACTTGACCAGGATCCGGGATGCTACGTTGTCCTGGAATCCACCGGGCACCGGCGTGTTGGCATCGGTGACCATGGCCGGGATGCACCGGATCGACGAGCCTTCCCAGATGAACATCGGCGCCCCCAGCATCTGCTGGAGCACCGTCATGCCCTGCTGGAGACTGGAGCCGATGATGGTCATTAGGCGGTGAAGTAGGTGCCGGAGATTACGATGCGGCTGGTTGCCTGTAGTTGCCCGGCCAGGCTGGTCGAGTCCCCGTTGTCGTAGTGGTACAGAGCGGCGTAGGACGTGCCACCGACAGCTTTACCGATCACCGCGGTCTTGGCCTGGTTTGTGGCGTTGTCGAGCCAGATGGCCAGTGCGGCGTCGTAGGTGACTGGATCCGGCAGGCTCAGTCGAAGATCGCCGGTGGCAGCGCCGCTCACCGAGTTAATGGTCAGGTCGACCGTAAAGGTCTCGATGAATCCAATGGCCGTGTGTCGCGCCATGTTGACTGTGATCGCAAAGGTTCGACCACCACCGGAGTCTGTCAGCGTCGGCACCCAGGTCGACGGGGCGGTCAGAGGTAGGGCGGCGTAGATCTCGTTGAAGTTATCGTTCAGCTTCTGCCCGGCGCCCCGGAGCGTGTCCCCGGTGTTGTCGTTGGCGATTGCTCCTATGTTGATGATTTGCTGGGCCATATCAGTTTTTGGGCAGGACGTACCAGCCGGCAGGCAGCGTCACCGTGGACGGCCCCACCAGCTTCTTGTCTTTGTCGAATCCGTACACGCTGGCCTTCACCGGCTTGGCCAGCATCACCGGATCACCGGAAGGGACCAGGACCACCTTCGCCACCTGGCAGCCCAGGCAGGTCAGCAATCCGATCAGCCAGATCGCTTTTGAGGGCCTCGGGAGCTTTACCATGTTGCACATCGGTGGGTGGTGTTTCTCGGAACCAGTCGAGCAGGGCCTTTAGGATCTGGTAGATCCAGTTCACTCGGATTTCTTCTCGGCGTCCTTGGCCATGATCAGGCCGAAGCCGGCGGTCACCGCGGCGATGGTCGTGGTGATGTCCAGATGGGTGGTCGGGTCACCGTCGAACAGGGCCTTGAGAGCGCCGCCAACAGCGACCAGGATGGCACCGATGCCGGCGAGAGTTGTTTTCGTGTTTTTCATTTCTTCAGGGCTTTGTACAGGGCAACGCAGGCGGCTAGGAGGCCAACCACGGCGGACGCGAAACGAATCTGGTCGGTGAGCTGGGGGAGCATCGAGGCTCCCGTAGCAGCAGCCGATGTGGCCAGTGAGACCGCTAGGCCGTTTGTTCCGCCGCCGTGGTTGGTTGCGTCCATGTTACTCGGGCTTGGATTGTGAATATGCGGCCGCTGCTTCAAGGAGTTCCACCAGAGGAAGGCCGACCTTCATGTTG